GTTTTAAACAAATTAAAAAGTTTTCGACCATCAACCTCGAAGCACATTATACAACCTTTTCTATTCTGAAAAGTGTTTTAACATTTACTTAATTTAAAATAAAATTTATGTCAAACTACTCATCTACAAGTAACAATGAAAGACTAACTAGGAAAGGTTACAGAAATGAACTTATCGCTACGTTATCTGAAGAGCAGAAAGAACTTCTCCTTCTAAATAACACTCTCGACTCAGAAGTATCTATTAAAGCTTCTGGTATGACGCAATCTCAATACGAAAGTTTAACAGAGAAGCGAAAGGCAGCGAGAAACCGTAAATCAGGACGCAACTTAAACAAGCTACTAAACAAGTACCCCTCTGTTCAAGCTTTGGACTTTTGGGATTCAATGCCCAATGAAGAGAAACTTAAACTACTAGCTTATCTCGACTCTATCGTTAAGGGTTCAGAATTAGATGCAGCTGGAGAACCCAAGCAGGAGGAGATTGTAATGACTCCATTTCGCCAAGAAGAATACACCGGAATATCTGATTCAGAGCTGGACACAGATATTTAATTCTTCGAACCAACGATTAAGTTGGCCTGAAATACTATTAGAAATAGAAGAAAAGGAAAGAGATAAATTCGGACCTCGTTCTATTGCTAAACCTTGGTTACCTACACGACAAATTGAAATGGAAGTTTCTTTTGCTAGAAAACCTATTGCTCCAATGAAAGTTGAAGCTTTTAATCTAGCCGTGAAAGGGGCCCTATCAAACATCAAAATATTACGACCTTCACTTTGGAAGACTGCTTTTGCCGCACTTAAGGATAATACCGCAGGTGGGCTGCCAGGACTAGCTTCGAAGAAGATTTGGAAAGTTAAATTTCTAAAATTTATTGAAACATTAAATGTTAATAACTTCGAAATAGCTTGTGACATATACATGATGAACTATTGGGATATGTATTCTAAAATTGCAATGGCCTATACTCGAACACAAGAGAAAGGGAAAACCAGAACAGTTTGGGGATATCCTACCGATGTTGTGTTTTTGGAGCAGAAATATTACATACCACTTCTTGAGGCACAAAAGAAGCAAACATGGCGTTCAGCACTATTAGACCCTGATAGCATTGATCGTTATGTAACTGAAACGATAAATCGAGCGAATTCAGTAGGAAAGTATTTAGTAAGTGTTGATTTTAAGGGATTTGATACCTCAGTATCCCCATCTTTATGTACCACCGTTTTCGAGGTAATCCTAAGTTTGTTTCAACGAACTCTCGAGAACGAAAGAGATATTAAAATTATAAGTAAAAATTTTACGAGTATGCCAATTATTACGCCGTTTCGACTTTTTAAAGGAGAACATGGTGTACCTAGTGGCTCAACATTTACGAACGAAGTAGACAGTTTAGTACAAATCGGAG